TCACAGCAGCAAAGCTGAGGGTGACGCGATCGTTGGCGGTGTCTTTGGTGACGGTGCAGGCGCTGGTTACGCCACCGGCGGTATAACCTGTGCCACTCACCTCATTCGTGACGTCATTGCGTTTGTCGTGCGTGTCCTTGTCCGGCGCATAGCTGCTAGTGACCAGCATCACCTTGAAGGTGTCAGTGTCGAAGTCGATGGCACCACGGGCCATGTCATCAACGGCTGAGTTGTAGAGCAGGCTGGCCATAGTTAATGCTCAGGTGGTTTTATTCTGCCGAGGTGGCAGGCGGCTGCGGCCATGTGATGTCGAACGGGTTAGCGACATCAGCCAGGTCGCGCAGCGCCTGGCGGTAGGCGGCCCAGGCGTCACGATCGGCGCCGAGGTCGTAGTCAGCAATCTGCGTCCAGTCGCTGGCCTTGAGCAGCTCGATGCGCTGATTGCGGACCTTGGCGTGCTGCGTTTGCAGCTCGTTGAAGCTGTAGGGGCGCACCACGAAGGCGCTGCCGTCCCAGTCAATTGTCTCCAGCTTCGGGTTGCATTCGGGGCGCTGGTAGGGGCCGCTGTAACCGGCACGCTCCAGCTCGTCAGGCGTGAAGGTGGTGCTGTCGGTGCGGGTGCTGCCGTCCGCAAAGCGGATGCGATGCGGCAGGGGTGCTGGAGCGGTGGCGTTGTGGGAGTAGAGGGTCATGCGTAAGGTTCTGATGATGGTGTGAAAGTCGAGGTATAAACAGCAACTCCGTTGACCATTTGCGTTACATCCAGTAAGCCTAGATAAGGTGTTCCTGTAAACCACTCATTCGCCACAGGGACGCCGGTGATAGTGGCGCTGTATGTAGTTGATGCGCGAAGTGCTCCATTGAGCCACATACGCAGGTCGGTGCCTTCGCGGGTTAGCGCAACATGATTCCACTGATTAAGAGTGATAGCCCCGCCAGAGCTGCCATCGAGAATCATGTTAAATCCGGGTCTGTGCTCAAGGAAGAACAGCGGTCTATTGCCATCGTCGTTAATAAATAGCTGCCAACTACTGGATCCCTCTACGCCCAAAATTGCTTTATAGCCTGCCTGGTAGTATTCGGGATACCACCAAGTCTGCCACATAAAGTCGCCTGAAAAGGTTACGGAGTTTGATCCTTTTAGTTTTGCACTAAATTCGTTGACATAATACGAACTGATCCCTTGCTTGGCAAGATAAGTTGAGATGTGGCCTCCTCCGGTACGTGTCATTGTGTTATTCGCGGCACTGTAGTCCTTGACTACAGTTGGTGTATTTGTCTCTTCATACAGCAGCAGCAAAGAAGAGACGGTATCAGCCTTTTGCGGCCACACTCCTGCACGCCTAGCCACGCTCTGCTCATTCTGAAACCACAGCCCAGTCGCTGCGCCGAGCGTCGGCGTGCGCCTGACACCCATCAAACCGCCGTTGAAGCCGAGCATCAGCTGATGTCCTCGTAGCTGATGACCAGCTCCAGGTCGCTGGCAGCGCTGGCCTGTGCGCGGAGGCTGTGGCCTTCCTCCAGGTAGATGTAAGCCTCGCGGGTTACGAGCACCTGCGTGGCATCCGCTGGCACGGTGATCGTCTTGCCGATGGCAAACCCAGTGGTGCCGTTGTAGTGCTCCAGGCTGATGTCCGCTGCGTTGGTGCCGTCCACGTTGGCGCAGTACACCGAGTTCACCTTCAGCACCTTGCCGCTGCTGGCGCCATTGCTCAGCGCTGCAGCCATCGAGGTGGTGACGGCATAGCCAACCGTCTTGCCAGTGACGGTTGTGACGGAGCTGCCGCTTTTGATGTTTGGTGCAGCCATGGCAACGCCTTACCTGCTTTCAGTATAGAAAGCCTAGAAGGGCAGAATGTCGTTAGCTTGCCATTCCCAGTCCAGCCAATACGGCGCACCGCCGCTGGTTAGGTTGCCATCAGCTGCACCTGGCGTGAAGGTTGCAAGGATCGCCCAATCCCGGCGGCTGGTTTGCACGTCCGTGCCATTGGTAAACGCGCCGCCGTCGAAGATGGCCACGACCTGCAGCGTGAACCCAGCGGCGACCGGACTGTTTGGCTGACCAAATGCTGCGCCCGCTGCGAGCGTGCATGTGATCTGTAGCTCCAGGCCGCCTACCGTGGCGCCTTCGCCTGGCACAGATTCCAGTGTCAGCGTCACCGTATGGCGCTGCAGCCCTAGATCCTCGACTTGTGGCGGTTCGATGTAACGCCAGGCGTAGCCGGACAGTGTGTAGTCAGCGGCTGTGACGCCTGACAGCAGCGTGGATGGAATGTCGAATGACAGATAGTTGCCCTGTTGGCCGTTGTAGTGACTCAGGATTGACAGCATCTGAGCTTCGGTGAGAGCGATGAAGCTCACTCTTAGCTGGCTGGACAGCATGACGGTGCTGTTTCGCACCCTGGCCTGCTGGCCGCCAAGCCCTGTAAACGCTGAGTGTGGGTAATCACCTGGCGTGAAGGTGCGGCTGCTGGGTGCTAGTGCAGGGAAGGTTGACATGTCACCACTTACCCAAAGGACAGGAAGCCATCGGGATGCGTGCCTTGAGCTGCATCAGGCAGCCGCATATCTTGCACTGCCATTGCGGCAGTAGCAGCTGCTCACAGGATTTGCAGATAGCGAGACGGCTTTCCATCAGACTGTTGTGTAGTCGATAACGACCGTACCGTTAAGCTTGGCATTCTTCAGCGTAACGATTGGGGTGGCAGTCCACGGTTCATTTGGCAAGCCACCGGCTCCACCGTCGAATCTGCAGTAGTTTGGCGTTGTCAAACTAGGCGGCGGGCCAAGCGGCGGTGTCAATACAAATGCCGATTGAATAGCTCCTGCGCTGTCTCGTTTCAGCATGATTCGCGTTCCAGTGCCTGGATCGTATGACCCTATCCACATCGGTTCGCCATAGCTTGTAATTGTGTATTGGCCGTTGCTTGATCCAAGCGGATAAAAGCAGCTGACGCCAAATCCTGATTCAAAGGTCAACACACCACCACCGCCACCACCAGCGACTGTTCCTGATCCCATTGTTGCGCTGCTGCTGCTCTTGGTGCCATCCAGGCATTCGATCACATTGAGATACTCATCGCCGTTGCTGCCGAATGCCACAAAGCTGCCGGGGTCACCGCCGACGCCACTCAGCTGCAGCTGTGGCGTTCCAGGCTGGTTGAGCCGAACTTCGTCGATGTAAAGCACCGTGCTGTTTGCCACGTCAATCTGCGCTACCAAGACGCCATTGACGTACCAAGACGAAACGGCAACGCCACCACCAGGGCAGGGGGCATTGGGCCTGATCAGCGTGCCTTGGCCGATCGGGTCGGTGCCGGTGCTGCTGGTGCCGTTGTACGACAGGAACGGCTGCGGCTCATACGGATCCGGTGGATTTGTCTCTGCAGCACCAGGAGGCGCTTCAATGCCGCCGGTCAGGCTTGACCCGAAGTCGAGTGGTGTGCCATTCGTGAACGTCTCAGCTGGCACGCTGGTATCTGTGCTGCTGTTGATGTCGCAGCCAACGCCGCTCTTGTTGCTGGTCAGCACCACGCCTGATCCAACGGCTGCCGCCACATCAACAGCCACCAAGCTGCGGCCTTGGCTGTCAACCGGGAAGTGCGTCAGCTCCAGTGTCAGATCGCCGCGCAGTGTCTTGGTCACGCGGTTCAGCTCATACAGGAAATCGTGATCGACGCTTGCTGTTCCGCTGGCAGCACGAGTCAGCGTCACCCGCACAATGTCGCCAGGCTCCAGCAGGGTGTTGAAGACACCAGGGCGACAGGAGAAGCGCAGGGTATGGGTGATGTACTTGCGCCTGGCCAAGATGTAGGCGCCAGCTTTCACGGCATGATTCTCGACTGTGCAGAACGCGCTCATGTCGTGCTGCTCAAACGGACCATTTAATGCCGTCTGGCCATAGCGTACTTCAGCGGTGCGGATGATGCCGAAGTCATCAGTCAGCTGCTGACGCCAAAGCATCTGAGCACAGAACGGCTTGCGATCTGCCAGTGGGGTGTAAGTAATCTCAAAACTGCCGGGCAGTACGTGCTCCTCTGTAAACGTAAATTCCCAGTTGATAGAGCCTGTATTGATTGTGTAATCGTTATTGATTGGCAGCAGTGGCCGCAAGCCACGTTTGCCTAGGTTTCTGGTTTCAGTCACCAAGAGGTAAGGCGAGAACCTTGCCAGAAGGTCTGGCAGGTTTGTGCTCTCTTTCAGGTTGACATCACAGTTGAAGCGATTGGTGTTCAAGAAATTAGCCGCTCGCGTCAGTGCCGTTGTATCGACCAGCGTGCTCGGAATCTTGCTGCTATTGATCAGGCACCAGTGCACAAGGTCGGCATAGTTGTTGCTGGAACCGGTGACGTTATCCACCAGCCGGGTGACAATCATTCCATTGCGGATGAAGCAATGAACCTGACGGTTCCATTGGTCGAAGCCGTTTGGAATGGTCACACTGAAGCTCAGCGTGCTCATGCCGGAATAGACGCCTACGGTGCCGCAGTAGTAGCTGGCTTCAGGCATCGTGTAGCCTGCGCGGGCCACGATCACATTGCCTGGTGTCCAGGTGCCGGCGCGGCGGTTGTAGGTCTGGCTGAAGCTGCCAACCCTGCAACTGCGCTGGAACATGTCGCGCACCTGGATGCTGCCGATCTGCCCTTCGCTCAAGACGAGGTGGTAATAGGCCGTGACGTTGTTGGTGGCGTCATTTTCAAACCGGCATTCAGATGCACCAGGGCTGATCAGAACACCGCCAGTGCCGTTGGTTTCATCGCGGCGGCAGAAGACAATCGGCACCGGCTCACCAATCACGATTGAGCGCTGTTGCGTGTCCAGTTGGCTAGAGCCCTCAGCAGCACCTTCACTCAGTGGCGGTTGAACCTGCCCTGCCTCGATAGCCAATAACGCCAGGGGGTCAGCGGTGGTGATGATGTTCACAGCCTGCACCCCTTGCCGATCAATGCCGTGGTGAATGTGCGCGGTGGGATCTGCGCTCCAACCGGCGCCAGGCTGGTGCCCAGCTGCATCGTGATTGAAGTGAAGCTGCCGTTGGCGCTCACCAGTTCGCCGTTGTACTGCGCGACCAGCTCCTGGCCGGTCTGTGGTGTGACATTGCCCAGCACGGGATCGAACTGGTAGATGAGCAGCTCCACCAGGCGGGCATCACGCAGCGCGGTGGTGACTGCAGTCATCACCAGGCTGGTGGCCGGCAGCGTGATGCTGATGCCGCTCTCATCGCCGGTTTGTCCTGCCGTGATGCCATCAGCCTCAAACGGCTGGTAGTTCCACTGTGCGCTGTTCCATGTGACGGTGGCGTGCGCGTAATAAGACTGCCAGCGGGTGTAGGAGACACCGGCGCTGTCATAGATCCTGAGGTACTGGGATTGAGCGCGTGCCATTGGTTAGCGGATCCCCAGCGCAGTGCGTGCTGCTGGCGTGCGGATGCGGCCCAGCACACCCTCGGCGGTCGCTCGCATGGCACGTTCCATGTCGGTCACGGTGACGTAGCGCTGGCCGTCGAACTCCATCACCGGGCCGGTGGTGATGTTGATCACTGGCGACTTGCCGCCACCGCCAGCCAGCACTGCGCCACCACGGGCGCCTGCTAGGAAGTTGCTGCTGGCTGCGGCCATCTTGGACTCAGGCACCACGTACTCGCGCTCGCCGCCTTCGCCTACCATCGCCAGTGTTGGTCGGTTCACCACGCCGCCTTGCGCAAAGGCTGGCACTGTGAGTTGCGGAATCAACGGGATATCGGGCGCCGGCAGCTTGTTGAACGCTTTGATCAGCACATTGATCAATCCTGCCGCAAAGTTCACGCGGTCCGCCAAATACTGCAGCACGCTACGAAAGACATTCTTGATCGTGCCGACTACTGCTTCAAATGCTTTACCGATCGCGCTGCCGATCTTGCCGAAGATAGCCACTGCGCCATCGTAGAGCCTCTTGAAGAATCCAAGGATGGGCTTGACGTAATAGTCCATGTATGCCCTAGCGCCAGCTCTTAACAGCTCACCAATCTTGTTAAAGGCTCCGCCAATAAAATCTACTACCGCCTTAAAGGCTGCGCCAATCTGATCGCGGAATGCGTAGATCGCAACGCCAGCTGCAACCAGCAGCGCGACGATGCCAACCGGGCCAGTGATCAGAACGATAAACGCCGTGGCAATGCCAGCAATGATGCTGCCTGCACTGGCTAATGCGCCGCCTGCCGCGAACAGGCCAGCAATCGCGCCGCCGATTGAGATGATGGCCGAGATTGCAGGCGCCAATGCAACCAGCGCTGTGAGTAATCCGCCGATCACCAGCAGCGTGGCCTGCACCGGCCGAGGCAGTGCCGTGAACGCTTTGATGATGCCAACGATCCCCTGCGCGATGCTTGTAATTGCAGGCAGCAGTGCCGTGACTGCTTCGTTGAATGGTCCGCCCAAGCTGCGGCTAATGGCGGAAAGTGACTCGTTGAATTTGTCTGCGGCCTTTGCCATATCCGTGCTGACGGTCGCCTCGTATGCGTTGATTGCTTTGCTGCCCATCTCAAGCATGGGGATGAGATCTTGGCCACCCTTTCCGAATAGCGACTGTGCCAGCGCCGCCTTTCTCGCCGGATCTTCCATAGCAGCAAAGCTATCGGCAATTTGATCGAAGATGACCTTAGCCGGCTTGGTCTTGCCCGCTGCGTCCACAGTGGAAATACCCATCTCAGCCAAGGCTGCGGCCACGCCTTTTGTGCTGACATCCAACGCAGCGATCTGTTCACGTGCGGACTGCTCAACGATACGTACCTGCGATTCAAGGCCTTTCTCAGTTTCTCGTTTCTGTGTTTCAAATACTGCCCTGATCCCTTCTTCCTCGACTCGCTTGCGCTCATTTAGCGCATCCTCTTCGATCCTCCTGGCATCACGCAACTGCCGATCACGCAACTTCTGTCGGTCTTCAAACCCATCGCGCAGATTACGCAGTGCATCTTCTTCTTCAATGCTGAGTGCCGCCAATCGTTGGTCGCGTGCGCTATCTGATAATGACTTGTCGTTCTGAATTGATTTACGAATCTGATCAGCGCGCGACTGTGTGTTGCGCTCCAGTTGCCTAAGTTCATTATCGGCGGCCTCTTGTTCTCTATCTGCCTGATCGTCGTAGCGATCATCAAGCAATGTTTGCTCGTCTCTATAGCGGCGGTTCAATTCGCGCAACCTATCGTCTGTTTCATCTTGCAGCAAATCCATCTTGCGCCTTGCGGTTTCGCGGACCGCTTCAAGTTGACGTTGTTCGCTGCGCTTAACCGCTTCCTCTGCAGATCTAGACGAATCCTTGACTGCATTTGCGTAGGATTTGGATTCAGTGCCAGCGGCCGCCAGTCCTCGGTTTAATCTGCCTAACCCCTTAGCTACTGCGTCTACGCTGGTGCCGCTGTCTTCTGCTGCGCCACTAAATTTGCTCAAAGCTTCAACGGAAACGCCAGTCTGCAAACTCAGGTCATAAAGATTATCCGCGGCGTTAATGGATTTGGATCCGAGCATGGCAAGCCCTGCGATCGCCCCAACTGGCAGCAGCGCACCCATCAATCCGCCGACGCCTTTGGCAGCCTGCCCCATGCGGCCGAGGCCGCCGCCGACTGCTCCGGCTTGCTTGTTCAGGTTGCCAAGGCTGCGGCTGAGGCCATCAATCTCGCCCTGGCCTTGAACGAATGCCTTGACCTTAAGGATCGCGTCAAGCTTCACGGCTAGCCAGTCGCAGGACTTCAGCCTCGATGATCTGCAGATCGCTCAACATCGCAGATTCATCCGCCACTGACCGCAGTCTAAACAGCCACGCCACTGCGCCATAGTCCAGTCCGATCAGGCCGCCAGGGCCGGTGCGCCATTGCGTCTGACAGTCAAGAAACATCATCAGCGCAGGCCACGCATCAGGCTCAACCTCGAAGTGCTCAGGTTGGCCGGGTTCAAAACCGACCACGCCAAGCACTGCGGCATCGTCTGCAGTTTTGTCGATCACGCCGCCCTTGACCCAATGATGGGCGGCGTCCTTCAGTTTTTTGCTTTGTTGCCGGTGACGCTCTCGAAGTACGCCACCACAATGGCGCTGGCGACTGCCGGGATGTTCAACAGCTCGGCCTTGCTGGCGGCAGTAAATGGCACATCCTCGCCGTCTTCATCCTGCACATTGATCCAGCCGGCCAGCACCTCATCAGCTACTGATTGATCGGTCAGGTCGATTTCGTCATCGCCGCGCTGCTTTGCCCTGAACAGGTCCTGGATCTCATTGATCCGCGTCTGCGCCAGTCGGTTGAACCGCGCATCAAAGGTCTGCTTCTCGTAGCGTCCGCCATCAATCGGCAGGCGCAGCACCACCGGCCACTCATAGGTGGCCGATTTTTTCAGGACAAATGCCATGCAGGATCAGGAGAATGTAAGGACAACTTCATCGTTGCCGGCGCCGGTCGGGATTGCCACGTAGGGCAGGTTCAGCATTTGCACGCCGTCCTGATCAGCATAGGTCGGGTTGCTGATGTCCACCTTGGGCGCCACCAACGAGACCCGATTGCCAGCGGTTGTGCCATGTAGCAGCGTCAGCACGCCGGTGGTGTCGTTGTTGGCAATGGCGAAATAGTCCTTCGTGGCGATCGGCACAGCCTCGATCATGCACTCGCCGGATGGCGCCCGGTTGGTGATCATGATCTCCTTGGTGCAGCCAACCAGCTCGCGGTAGATCAGCTCGTTAGCCATGTCAAGGCTGAGCGACTGCAGGCAGCCGGCATAGCTCAGGAAGCTGAACGTGCTGCTGTTGCCCGGCTTGAAGATCAACGGGTCAGCCTGTGCGGTATAGGTGCTGGCCGGGGCCGCCGTGTCAGTCGGCGCGTTGTAGATCCCGGTGAACTCGAAATCGATCGTCGGGATTGCTCCCACTTCAGCGCTCAGCGAGAATGTGCCGCGGCAGCCGGTGGCCTTATGCAGCACGCCATCATTGTTGTAGTAGATGGTGACGCTGTCGAAGCTGCTGCTGACTGGCTTGTAGCCGACGTTAGCGGCGATGCTGTAGGCACTGCTGGCGCCAGGCGTGAAGCTGGCCGTGGTGGCCTGCACCGTTGCCACCTTCGTGCTGCCCACGTAGTCAGTGATCACGCCGGTGCTGCCCGATCCGGTGCCGCTGGTGATGCTGATGATCATGCCAACGTAGGCATCATCCGTAGCGCTGGCGCCTGCTGCCAGGGTGATGCTGCCAGCAGAGCCTGCCGTAGCGGTGCCGGTGACTGCAGAGCTGGTTGTGGTCTCGGCCATGCCGCACGCCTTCAGCAGGGCGCCGAATCGCGGAGCTGTAGCAGCGGTGCCGGATCCGGTCAGCTCAATCTGGAAGTTGATCAGCACGCGCTGATTGGCCAGCAGCTGGTCGCTGTTGCCCAGCCATGGCCGAATTAGCTCGCGGCTGACGACATCCGACTCAAGCGGCGTGACATCAATCGAGCGGACCAGCAGCGCATCCGTCCCAGCCGGGCTGGAATCAGTCGCGTACGTTGCCTCGGTTTTTACGAGAAGGAGTTGCTTGCGTGTCAGCAGTGCCATCGGGAGCAGTCTTGGGTAAAGGTGCAGCCGGCAGCCTTACGCCGGTTTCAGGGTCCAAGACGTATGAGCCGCCTTGGCCGTGGTATTCATCCAACATGCTAGCGATGATCAACCTGTTGCCAGATTAGCGACTGCTGTGCGATACCTGATCAGGTAATCACACGCGATCACGCCAGCCGGTTGATCAGCCTCCACCATGTCGAACTGCACGCCACGCGGCTCAATGCTCATCGCGTAGCCACCAACTGTCTGGTCGGCCATGACCTTGGCGTGCAAGCTTTCAATGATCGCATCCGCTTGTTGATCCGGGATGCTGCCGCGCACGATCACAGCGATCCGCACCGTCAGGCTCCAGTCGGTTTTGCAGAAGCTGACGTCCGTATTGGCCTGGTCCGAGATCGGCTCCACCACAATGGCCGGTGATTCGCCGCGTGTGATCGGCTCCACCCTGCTGCGGTAAATGCGCGTGCTGACGCCTGTCGTACCAGCCAGTGATGATGCAATGGTGGCTAGGATGCTCTCGCGGCGTGTTGTCATGGCTTAGGCGCTGGCAACTTGGGTGACTGTGCAGATGATGCCAGGGATGGCAGGATTCGATGCACCGGCATCCTCGGCATGAATGTAGACGTTGAGATTAGTCGCAGCCCACATCAGCTCGATGTAGTCATTAGCGGCTAGCTCCATCACGAAGTTGACGGTGCCAATCACATTGCCATGCACGCCGCCATGACTTGAAATGATGCTGAAGCGGCTATCCGAGTTGGCCACATCGCCAGGCGTGCCGCTGTCATTTTTGCGCAGCCATACGTTGGCATCATGGATCTGCGCATCCTCATTGCTGAATTGGATGGAGAATGTAATGCTATAGATGCCGGGATACAGCACCGTCATGCGATTGTTTGATGCAATCGCAACGCCGTAATTGGCAAGATCGCCAGAGCGCAGAAAGATTGCAGTTGGCGTGTTGATCGTCGCCACATATTGCGAGGTGGAATCCCAGAAGCTGCCCCAGTACCCAGGGCAACCGTGATACGGCAGATCATTCCATCGCTGCGCGCCATTGCCGATCTTGATATTGCCTGTGTCCGATTCGCGGCCAAACTCGCCAGCCAACAGGATTGGATTGCCTGTGATCCAAGCCGCGCGAGTATTGGTGCGAATCGGTGCGCTCATCAGTCGTGTGCCTTGATCATCACGTAACCAGCGGTGACGCCTGAACCGGCGGTGCTCACCCTGACGCGCATCAGCGCAGCGTTGATGTCCACCACCGTCAGCTGCACCGTGGAGCTGGCCACAGCGGTGAGCGGGGTGCCGATCGCGTACCAGCTGGCGCCGTTGTCGTCGCTGCCCTCCATCTGGAGCGCTGGTGCCGTGGTCGTGATTGCGCCGACGTTGACCACCAGCTGAGCGCGGTTGCCTGCGTCCCTGGTGTCCAGGCTTGGCGTTGTGCTGTTGAGGGTGGTCAGCACGATGCTGCGATCAATCAGCTGGCGCACGGCTTCGGAGCTGTTGCTGTTCTGCAGACGGTTGATTGCCCTGGTGAACGATGGCGTGGTGCCGCCCACGGTCTGCACGTATCGCACCCGGTTGCCGACAATCCTGATGAGCGGTGAGCGGTAGATGCCTGTGCCGGTGATCCTCGGGAAGTCGTACACCTTGAACCAGTTGCCGCCCGAATCGTCGGATTCTTCGATCGCCACATCCAGCGTCGGCGTGGTGCCGGTGACTGCGGTAACCGGGATGCTGACGCTGTAGCTGGTGCCAAACGTCGGCGTGAATGCCGCCGTGGTCGTGGTTGTTGTCAACGCGGCTGAGGCCACATCCGCGATGATGCCTGGCAGCGCCAGGTTGGCGGCGGTGACGGCTGCGACGGTGCCGGTGCCGATGTTGGCGGTGACCGTGCCGCTCACCGGCTGCGTGCCCAACGCACCGCCCAGCACCTGCACCGGCAGCGCATGGCTACCAACAGGATCGCTACTCGCTACTCGGATCTTCTGCCGTCCCTGATCCTCAATCTGAATGAATCCGGTCGTCAGTGTGGTGGTGCTGGCCGGCGCAGTGCTGCCGTTCTGCACCACGATGAACAGGTACAGCACCGTCTCAGGATCAGGAACGTTCTCGATCCTGCTGGCTCGGTTTGTCCACTGGTAGCCGGTGTTGCTGGCCACCAGCGCATCAGAGAATCCAGTCGTGAATACGTCGAAGCTGATCTGCCCGACATGGCCAGGCGATGCAGTGGTGTTGATCGTGGCGGTGGTGTTGCCGCTGTTCCAGCCGCGGCGCTGTGCGTCGAAGCTGGCATTGGTTGCAGTGGTGCCGCTGTACTCCAACTGGATGTAGTTCCAGCCGTACAGGGTCAGGGTGCCGCTACCGGATGCCGGCCATGCTGCAACGGTGAAAGTGACTGTGAGCCCTGAGACGCTGGCAATGGCGTAGCGGCCTGGGATGCCAGCGGCGCCAGTGATTCGCGACAGTCGGACGCTCTGGCCGACATTGGCCGCTGTGAACGGGTTGGTGGTGGGGAAAGTGACTGTGACGCTGGTGGCGCTGTTGATTGTGTAGGACAGCGCCGCACCAATCAAATCAGCCAGCTCGTA